CGTCAAAGTCTGTTTGTTTAATCATTCTTTGACCACCAACAACATCGTAGGGATATTCTTGAGGTAGATATAACTTAAAAACTCTTGCTAATAATTTAAACTCTTGTTTAAGAGCTGCATAAATTCTTTTGTGAATTGCAGACATTGTTCTGCTGCCTCTTTCCAACAAAGCTACTGTCGTACCCACTGCCGCTTGTTGATTACCCTCACCTACCTGCAAGTCTGCTATTGAAGCGAATCTTTGACCTGCTTGTACTACGACGCCCATAAGTGCTAATAACGTTTGTGATGGTTCTTT